CGCTAAATATCTCCTCCTGCCCCGGCGGCAGTAAGAGGCGTTGCCCGGTTGCCCTGCAAGGTCTGGACCTTGCCCCGCAACGATCGACTAGGTGTGAAATGCGGCCAGAGGCGCGAACGCATGGACACGTCCGAAGACGCCGGCACACAGAGCGGGGTAAACTCCAGCTGAACCAATTTAAGCGCTTCCGCATACTTGGCGCTCCGCCGAAACGGAAAGTGGGATTGTAAAGCCCTTAATCAGCTGTGAGGCCACCGCCAGCACCAACACAACACAAGCTAGCCGAACACAACCGGCCAGAGACGACGGGAATCACCCGAGGTTTTCGCTCGCTGCCAGCGAATCAAAGGCCTGGCGCCAAAGATCCAAACTCGCGAGCCCACGCTCTTCTTCTTCAGATATGTAATCGTCAGGAACAAAATACATACCTAGCTTCTTTCGGCGAAGGAAGCGTGACTTCGGCATCGACCAGCCGACAAAACTAAGTCGATACCTATAGGGCTGGGCCCTATACCCGTAAGTCCGACGTACCCAACCGCAGGACGGATTGAATACGTCTCTCTTCATTCCCCCATCCCTGCCGTGCTTCCAAAAGAAGCTACGCAAAGCCTCGGCTTCAACGGCACTTGGCTCCCCACGAAAAGCCAACAGTCTCTCGTTAGGTTCTGACCTCTCCGTGGGAAGAGGAGTAGAAAAGCGATAACGAAAGCCCTTCTCTCTCAAGTAAGAAGGGTAGGTCATATGACCTAACTGGGACGGGAGAAAACCCCAACGACGACCGATACGCGACCTCTGGTACGCGTCCACAAATGCCGGAGAAACGCACACAGCCTGAGCCATATGCATCATGCCGACATAATCGACCGTCGCTCCGCCCCTCCTAAGATGACGTACTACACGCCATCTCCCTGAACTCTTAAGAAACACAGTCGAGTTAAGCTCGGCCACGTTCTTAGCTCGAATCGTCTTGTCACTGTTGAGTCGGTACCCCGAAGGGTAGTCCTGCACAGTGACCTCTCGTTTGGCAGAAATGAGACAATCATCCCCATTAACGAGAAATCGAGCGTTCTCATCAAATCTAGCTGCCCAGCGAGCAGCTAAATAAGAATGAAGACAGAGTAAAGGAAAGGAGAGGTAGCTCCCCATCATCTGCCCGTGTCTAACCCTTAAAATCTCGCCCTCGGAACCTTCAAAAAAAGGCTCAAGAGACAAGTGTGCTAACGAACGCACACTCCGAGGTATCTTTACGGAAGTAAAGAAGAGAGAATCAAGGATTGCCTTACTCACCAAGTGAGAAAGGCCGTCGGTAGCATTTACCAGATCTACCGAGGTCTGGTAATCGTTACAACAGACAGATGCTATCCTGTCTTCGGTCGGAGGACCGCAAAGAAGCCAATCCTTTTGACACAACTTCTTATAAAGAAGCTTGTGAAGAGGTGCCAAAAGCTCCAAATTCTCATCAAAGATGAGAAGGGGTCGCTTTTTTCCAGCTGACTGGACTTCTTTGTACCGAGCGTAGAACGGTGGCACTTCTGCCATCTCCTGCGTAGTCTTGGTAAAGAACTCATCTCTGCGACCAGCCCAAAGGTGGTCAGCCCGATGTTTGCACATCCGGGCGGTGGAATTAGGTAAATGTTGACCGACGAAGTCACCGTAATACCTATCCCACCCAGCAGGGAAGAGCCGAGAAACCTCGCCCTTAACAAAGGCAAGATACTCGGAGGAAGGGGGAGGGGGTTGAGAGACCGCGTTGGCTTCCCAAGCCTTCCGCGGTGACGGAGTATGCCTCGGACAACCTTGTGGAAGGTTGCGTTTGAGAGAAGCACAAGAAAGCGCAAACTCCCAACGATCTCGACGGCATAGTCTCTGCAAGTTACAGAGACCATCATTTCCTCGTCGTTGACGACGAGGAAACACTACAGAGGTCCGCTCCTTACCCTGTAGTAGAAGAAAAGCGTGGAAACGTCCAACCTCAGAAGGGTCGATGTCCGGTAGCTCAGAATATGGTAAACCATACCTGACCCGAAGCAACGTCAACCCATTGTGGATCGTCTCCTTAGTATCACGAAAAGCCTTAAGGCAACCGTGACACCGCTTAACCTGCAAACCGCTGGCGGAATTATTGCAGGGACTGGTAACGCCAGTCAATCGGCTACGCGCTGCGCGCACGACCATCCCAAAGAATGCTGCGAAGCTTCTTAATGGGCTGGGCCGGGTTTAGACC